ACTTGTAATATCTTGTGCCATCCTACTCAAGACTCTTGATTGTAATGATCTTATAAACTTGTTGAGTGTAGAGTTTTCTTCTTCTCTAATTTGATCCTCTATAGCATCAGCCAGAGCCTTTTCTATATCAGATAATCTTGACCTTTCTTGCTCGTCTATAGTCAACCAAGCTGCTGATGTGCCGACTCCTGAGAAACTAGGATTTATAAATTCTTGGGTTAGAGTGTCTGCCTTTGTAGATAAAGAAACAACTAATAAAACTATAACAATACCTACTATTACTAAGTATTTATCCCACTTAGTCATTAGTCTTTTCTTTGATCATCTCTATCTGCCTTTGCAATCTTGTTGCTGTCTATCAACTGTGGCACACCTAAAATTGTTTTGATAAGTGTGTCCTGACGAATGATTTCATTGTCCAGACTGCGTACTCTGTCTATCAATGCTACCAGTATTCCATGCTGTGAGTCCAGTTTTGTGCCTAGCCTTGATTCCATTTGCTCTATCTGATCTGCAACCTTATCATCTAAAACATCTAGCTTAGTCTCCATACCGTCAATAATTCTGTTTATAAGTTTCCATATAAAGAATCCAAGACCTAGTGCTGCTGCTATAGGGAAGCCTACCTCGTTTATAAATGTTATTGCTTGTTCCATTAGCTTATTGTGTAAGTTACTGAACCCCAAGTGCTATGTGCTGCTCTATAAGTTTCATGTTCTGCTGCTGTGGCTGTTATTTTTATAAGGTTATAAGTCTGTCCATCTCCGAACCTATCTTCAGTTGTTCTAGTTGTTTCATCTTCACTTAATGTAGGTCTCCATCTTTCTATTTGTGCATCATAGGTGTCAACAAGTTCTAATACAGCACCAGTACAAGTAAGTTCTGTATAACATAAAGCACCGCCTAACATCAGATTAGCAGTAGCATAACTGTTATCTCTATGTGTTGGATGTATGACTCCCATCTTAATTGTCACTATTTTGTTGTTAAAATCATAATGTTGAAAGCCAAGTTTTGTGCCATCTGTCTTTTCTAGTACAACTGTTAAGCTGCATTTTTCACCTGCTTTTACTTTAGCTTTTGTGTAACCACCTGTTACATAAAGCATATTTGCAAACTCATTTTGTCTTTGATAAAGAGTATTAGAGCCTATTGGAAAATCTTGTAAACATTCAAGTACAAAAGTTTGGTCTGATTCTAATAAAGGTCTTAGTTTAAAGTTATTACTGGATGTGACAGTTGTCATTATTTACCTCCTCCAGAAATGTGAGTTAATGATATTAAGGCTTGTAAAGTTATTGTTGCACTACTAGCAGTGTGTGTTACTACGCAAGTAGCATATTTTTTATCATTACCTGAAAGATCAGTAATACTGCCTAATGTAAAATTATTACCTGAGTCTGTTTGTTCTGTGCAAGCACTTATATAGTCATCATTACTATTTGTTACATTGACCATAGTCCAACGAATTACACATTCTTCATTTGATACACCATTATAGTAAGTAACTGTTATGTCTTGTGTAAGTTGCGTAGGTGAATAAACAGCTCCATCTATAGTAACCCAATTAGCAGAAGCCAAAGGTGATGCATTCATAGAATCTGCCATAGCACCAGATATTTGCGCTGAAGGAACTGCTACTTGCACTACTCCGCTTGAATTTAAACCTGTAACTGACCTGTCTCTACCATCTATCATTTGTGCTGTTGTTCTAGTATCACTTCCTGATTTCAAATCACCTGATAACAAACCTGTATGCTCCTCTCCTAGAATATCTGCTGAACTTTTATCATCTACGTTACCTAAACCTATACCTGCTTTAGTTACGTTTACAAGCACCCATTGATTTGTTGCTACTGCATTGTTTCCTGATGCTGTAGCACGATACAACTTGTTTTCATCATTAGTATCTACCCAAAGATCACCTGCTGCTGTAGAGGTAGGAACATTATCTTCTCTAAATATAGTTATCTGTCTTTCGTTTGCTACATTACCTAGACCAATACCAGTAGCATTAACATTAACCAACACCCATTGATTTGTTGCTACTGCGTTATTGCCTGCTGCTGTTGCTCTATAAAGTTTATTATTGTCGTCAGTATCTACCCAAAAATCTCCTGCTGCTGTAGCGGTAGGCACGGTTGTCTGTCTAAAAGTATTAATTTGTCTTTCATTTGCGACATTATCCAAACCTACTGTAGATTTGTTAGGTGAGACTTCAACCCAATTAGATGAACCTGTTGCACTTGCTCTGTACTGTCTATTGTTGTCATTGGTGTCATACCATAAGTCACCAACTGCTGTGGCTGTAGGTGCGTTATCTTCCCTAAAGATAGTTATCTGCCTTTCATCTGCAACATTACCAAGACCAATACCTGCTTTTGTTAATGTAGTTATAACCCATTCACCAGAAGTAACTTGATCTGCGCCTGCGGATTGCGCCCTATATATCTTGTTACCGTCATTCGTATCAATCCATAAGTCACCTACTGCGGTTGATGTAGGGGGGTTGTCAGATGCAAAGGTCGTAATCTGTGCTTGATTAAGTACGTTACCTAGTCCTATAGCTCCTGCTGTTATGGTAGTTAAAACCCATTGTCCTGAAGTTACTGCTGTATTACCTGAAGATGTTGCTCTATATATTTTATTGCCATCATCTGAGTCAATCCAAAGATCGCCTGCGTTTACAGAAGTTGGTACATTATTTTGTAAAAATGTTTTAACACCTGTTGCATTTGAATTTAAAACTTCTGCTAGTGTTCTAGCAGTACCGCCTACTGTATGATTCTCTTGAGACGTAAAATCAGAGAAAGAACCTGCGCTTAAGTGTCTTACCTTAAAATTATATTGAACACCTATTTCTAATCCTGTTATTTGTTGTTTCGTAGAACCTTGATTGGCAAACATGGTGCTATATACAGAATCTGTATTTCTTTTAAACAATACTTCAGTTCCTATTATGTAAGGCGAACTAGCGTTTGACCATGTTACAGTTACAGATGTTGTAGAAAATACATCAACTGTAGTGGTGTCTGTGGCAACAGATAAAGCTGTAGGTGGTGATATAGCATAGTCACCAACTGTCAAAGTGCTACCTGATGCTACAGGTGTTTGATAATCAGACGTGGCAAAGTCATAAACTGATGATGCAGTTTCTTGTAAGACTAAGCCTACAGCAAGTGTTGGCACATCTTCGCTATCTTCTATGAGCATTTCAGCCGACATAACTTCAAATATTTTAGAAGTATAACCAAGCCTTTCATTTGTTATCATCACAGTATCATGTGGCTGTAATCTTAAGAATTTAAGGTCAACTACTGCACCTATAGTTGTTGCCAATCTTTGTTTCTTCAAAGATATTCTTTGCAGTCTTTGAGCCATTGTATGAGTAACAGTAAATGGCAACTGCTTTTCCATAGTTTTTACATAGTTAGGCTTATCAGAATTTGTGCCATTAGGTGTATCTTCGGTTAGAAATGTTGAATCTTGGTATATAGGTGCATCAGCAGCAATATAATTATTAGAACCGTCAACAAATACAGATTTAACAGTATTGTATAAATCACCTGTACTAGATTTTGTGCTGACTTGTAGAGGACGTTGCAAATCGTCATCTGTAATAGTTAGAGAAGGTGTAGGGTGTGCGCCTGCATGAACTTGAAACTGTCCGTTAACATAAGACATTGATCCTGCCATAGATTGTAATACACCATTCATAACTCCTGCACCATTAGCTGCAAAGTTCGTAAAACCATTCGCTGTATATCTTTTTTCTGTGGAACTACCATCTGCGAGTGTGACTGTTTCATCACATTTATTAGCTGCTGCTGTTATGCCCCCTGCTACATTTCCATCATTAATTTCACCGCTTTTAGCTTTCAACCCATAGGTAGTATCTGTCAAATAGTCTCTAATTATCAGTGCAGGATTATCGCTCCATGCTGTACCTCCACTGCCTGAGTTGAGTCTTGGGTCATAAACCTTTTTGCCTTTGACAACAAAAGATACATTAGGCATACCACCACCAAACTTTTCAGCATCAAATACACACTGCATATATACATAAGCTATATCTGTATATTTATCTGTGGAAGTAATAGCAGCTAGTTGTGCATCCATAAATCCGTCTACTGCTGTTTGCGATCCATCTTGGAAGGTAAAACGAACTAAACGTCCACTACCAAAATCGTTAGGGTTTTCTGTGTTTGTAAACTTAGAATTTGTAGCGGTAAAAACTGTTGAGCCACTAATAGTAGAAGATGATGTCGTCAATGTTTCATCATTAAGTATGACTGCTTCAAGGCTATTAACTTCATGACCTGCTATTACAAAAACCATGTGTAGCAAGTGATTGTCTGTTCCTGTAGTTGATATATGAGTCATAGTGCCGCCAACTCTTGTTTGTCCATATATTATCTGTCTAGGCTCTGTAGGCGCACGAGATGATATTTTTGAACCGAAGTTACCGCCTGTTGCACTTATTCCTTTGCTGAGTACACCTAATGCTAAAGTATAAGCAAATGCTTTTGCGGCTAAAGCTGCTGAGCCTTCTAGTGTAAAAAAGGCTGCTTCAGTAACAAATTTACTTTTCGCTAAAAAGGGTATTCTAGAAACTATAAAAATAACTGCTGCTATTTTTAGAGCTTTTTTTACTTTGTCACCCATTGATTCTCCATACTTTGAGGATATTCACATCATCATCTATAACAAGACCATCAGCATCAACACCTAATGAAGCATAGCCATCAAACACAAAAGCAAGTTCTGTTTCTTCCTTGTGTACTCCAAAATCCCCTTTTGACATATATTGTATATCTATAGCATCTATACCACTTTTTAGTTCTATAGCGTTGTCTATGGCTGCTACTAAGC